ACGGTCATTACTGGCTATGTCTTCGCCTACGGCCAATGGGTCGAGGCTTCGGCGATTGATAGCAATTGGTATTGCGTCGTTCAAGCTGCTGGCGGGCCTGTGCCTGTGGTGGACACGCGTTATCCGCGTTTTCGTGTGATTCTGCTGGGGCGCCGCAACCATCGGGAAGACGCCCAACAATTGATTGATGCCGCCAACGTGCTGATCTTGGCGGGCATGGGAGATTCACTGCCCTGCGGGGCGGCGAATGTACGGGCGATGGGCGAGCCGTCCGGACCTGGATACACAACCGAGAACCGGGCCTGGATACAGGTCGATTTTGAAGTGATTTTTTAAGGAGGCCAACATGGCTTGCGAGAAACAGAAGTTTGTCGGGCGCGATGTCGTCATGGAGTATTTCATTGGCTGCGGCGACGAATTGCCGGGCGCCAATGATTGGAAGCGGTTCGGCTCGATGCGAACCAAGGAGTTCACGCTCGAATGGGAAACCACTGACGCTACGGCCGATGATTCTATCGGCGCCCTGCGCGAGAACCTGGCGACGTTCCAGACGCTTTCTATTTCCGGCGACGGCGTTGTGAAGGCCGCTGGCTCTGGGGCGGCGAACCTGATCGAGTTGACCAAGCACGTCGCCAACCCTGCGGCCACCAGCGGCCAGCCTGTCGCCTGGGTGCGTATGACGTTCCCCGATCTGACCTTCACAGCCTTCATGATCGTCACGAACATGAGCCGTTCGGCTCCGTTCGATGATGTGGTGACCTACAGCTTCGAGGCCTCAGCTACCGCCAGCGACTTCGGCCTGATCGTCGAAGATACGCCCAATCCTGATGCGGTCATTACTGGCGTGTCTGTGGTCCCCGCTACGCTGAGTCTTGATGTGGGCGACACCTACGATATCGAGGCGGTTGTCCTGCCCACGAATGCGCCTCAGGGAGTGACGTGGACCAGCAACGAGCCGACCGAAGTGTCGGTCAATGCGTACACGGGTGTCGTGACGGCTCTGACGGCCACGGCGACGACCGCGACCATCACTGCCACGAGCACGTCTGACAACACCAAGTCGGGCACGTGCGTGGTGACGGTGGCCTAAGCCTCAACCCGGTACGTGGCGACCCCCGCTTTCTTAAGATTGCCGGGGTCGAAGCGGGGGCATATCCAGCACCCATGATTCACGGCAGCCGCCTGTACCTGGCTGCGCAGGCTCGCAGGGTGATCGGCCTCGAACTTCATGTCGTGGCTGAGCAGACGACAGGGAAAGACATATCGGTCGATCTCAACCGGTCTCGTTGTATCGACGTACTCGACCGAAATATGCATCGAGAACGACTTGACCGGCACAAAGCTGGGGTCGTCGATCATCGTAAAGCAATGCGAGGTCGAGTCCTCGCAGCGACAGGATGTCAGGTAGCAGCGCAGGATCTCGACCAACGTCCATTTGTTGCGGACCTGATCGCCTTTGCTGAACGTGAAAACGCCTTTCCAGCCGCTCACGATGTCCAGTAGAGCCAGCGCAAGGCGAGCGTCGGTCTCTGTGGGAGCGAATCCAGCAACGTGCATGGGCGTGCCACCGAAGGGAATGACCTCATATCGGCCCGCCTGCTGAGCCAATTCTAGCGCGGCGGGGAATTGCTTTGAGGTGCTTTTATGAAAGGCGACGACAACCATCCATTGAGCCGGATCGAAGGCTGATTCGATGGTGTGGGCAGTGGAAACAAGTGAGTCCATAAGCGATGGTTTTAACTCAAATTGGCGAAATCGGCATCAGTTTTGAGGGCCGCGAGTACAAGTTGCGCCCGTCTCTTTACGCCATGACGCAGATTGGCGAGCCGGTGGAGATCGTCAGGGTGTATGCCAGCGTGATGTCGGAAGAGCCACACGCCGAGCAGTTTGACGATGCCCTGGCCGTGATCTACGCCTGCTCAGAGGACGATCTTGCCGAACTTTATGGCGGCCACGAGGCCACCGAGGGCGGGCTGAAGTACGCGCCCGGTTCGGCCCCGGTTGAACATGTGCTGCCCCTGGCCCGCTGCTTGATGAAGCACGGAATCACCGGAGCATTGCCCGAGCTGCCGCGTAAAGCCGGCCAAGATCCGGAGTTCGTGAAAGAGTTCGATGCTAGGGCCCATGTATCCCTGGCTATCGCCCATTTGGGCATGTCCAGCGCTGAGGCTTGGCAGATGACCATGACCGAATTGGTTGGGGCGTTACGCGCTAAGTTCCCGCAGATTGAGAGTAACACGCCTGGGGCGAGAGCGCCGACGGCCGACGAGCATAACGCGACTATGGAATGGTACGAGCGAGTGGAACAGGCCCGCAAGCGGAAACAAGGGACCCGCTAGTTGCTATCATTTCCGTATTCTTTTGTTACGGAGGCGGGAATGAGATTTTTTCATTTGATCGCGGCGGGCGGTTTGGTCTTGCTGGGCGGCTGCGCAACTAATTCTGTTTCGCCATCCTTGTCTGGTATGGATAACGTGGAAATAGGGCCGGGCCCATACGGTTACCAGTATGTGAGCAAGGTGAGCTATCGGTTTGACGGTGTGGCGGTAAAAGGCGAAGCGTTGCCAATGTGCGTTGTTCAAAACGTGCAAAACAAGTCCGTGACACTGCAAGACTCATCAAGCCGGCAGTTCATGCCTTATGTCGGCTACGTTTCCAAAGAATCAGCGCGTGAGGTTGGCGGTGGACAGGTCATTACTTACCTATCCGATGATAAGCGCTTGGTAATGGCTGATGGTGTGACGTCTTACCAAACTGGTTCGCTTGTCCCGATCAATCAATCGGTACGCTTTAGCGTTGCATTGAAGGCGTCAGATAACACCCTATCTGCAGTATTCACGAATATAGACCAAGCTCAAATGAATACAGGAGCGATCTCGAATGATGGTTATAGCAAGCTTGGCGCATGGTCAGGGATGAATCCTGAACTTGCTATCGGTGAATTGAAAATGATAGCCAGCAACATAGCCGACTGCGTAGGAACACAGCAGTAGGCAACTGAACGAAATACAAACCCGCTTCGGCGGGTTTTTTATTGGGCGCTTGATATGGCTGAATCAGTCGGATCAATCTACTACGAGGTTGAGGCTGACACCAGCAAGCTGGTGAACAGTTCGTCCAGTGTTGATAAGTCACTGGATAGCATGAGAAAGCGGTTCGCACAGACGGATGGTGCGGCTCGCCAGACGGAGTTGCGCTTAACGAAAACCGCATCAGCAGTGAAAGGATTAGGGCGGCAATCCGGAGTTGCCAAGGAGGCGATCGCTGCGCTATCCAAGGTGATTGCCGGCTTGGTGTCGATCAGGACGGCTACCACCCTTATTCAGATGGCCGAAGGCTACAACGAAATGTCAGAGCGGATTCAGATGGCGACTCGGAGCGCTCAAGAATACCGGATGGTGCAAGGGCGCCTTCTGGCTAATGCCAACGATACTTATCGATCGTTGGCCGAAGCGCAGGAGATGTACATCCGAACGGCTGACAGTCTACGTTCGATGGGTTACAGCACGTCCGAGGTGCTGGACATAACAGACTCGATGTCCTATCTCTTCGTGACCAACGCCGCTAGCGTCGACCGAGCCAACACGGCCATTACTGCGTATACCAAGTCGATCAACAAAGGCAAAGTCGAATCGGTTTCATGGGAATCGATCATCGCGGCCGTGCCGTCGATCATCAACGACATTTCCGAGGCAAGCGGGAAATCGGCGGCCGAGATTCGTAAGCTTGGAGCCGAAGGAAAGCTGACGGCCCAAATGTTGAACGAGGGCCTGCGCAAGTCGTTGGATTCGAACAAGGCTGCGGCTGATGGAATGCAGGTCACCGTCAAAGATGCGCTTGTAGCGGTGCGCAATAACCTTACGGTTCTGATCGGAGAGGCAAACAAGGCCTCGGGGACGACGGATGGCCTGGCCCAATCGATAAATAGGGTCGCCGAGGCTATCCAGAACTCGGATATCGACACTCTAGTGCGAGAGCTCGACGCTATAAATGACATGATATCGATGGTCGGTGACGGGTTCTCTAGCTTGGCCGATCTGGTTGAGAGCGCCGCTCAGAATATGGGGGCAAGTATCGATCGATCATTTTCCTCCATGGCGCTGACTACAGCCAAAGAGGTGGATGGGATATCAAAGGTATTCCGAGGCACGGCCGGAGCTATCGGGGCTGTGTGGGAGGCTCTGGCAAATAACATTCCGGCTTTCTTTTCGAATGCATGGAATGAGGTCAAGAAAGACGCGGCGAGCTTTGTTAATGGCCTGGCTGACATGATAAATGTTCCATTGCGGGCGTTGGGGCGTCAGGGTATTGGCCATGTCAGCTTCAGCGCCGACGGTATCCGGGCAATGCGAGACCTGACGGAGGCGGCTCGTGATGGGTGGAGCGAGGCCGCCCAAGGAATCGGGTACTACGATGAAATGCTCGCGAAGATCGGTGATCGCGCCATATGGCGTTCCGTCTCCAAGTGGTCCGAAGAGTATGCCGAAGCGATAGACGACGCGACGAAAAGCACTAGGCAACTAGTAGATGAAGCAGGGAAAGGGTCTAAAAAGCTGCAGAAAGCCATCGAGGCGAATCGCAAGGTTATCGATGGTTTAGCGCAAAGTCTATATGAAGCTGGGTTAAGCGGTGAGGCTCTGGCGGTAGCAAAAGCTCGCGCCAGCCTAAACGAGTTTGCCACAGCGGATGAGGTTAAACAGGTCGAGGATCTCGCGCGCGCAATAAACCTAGCTCAAGAAGCGGCGACAAAGCGCCAGAAATTCGGTACTGGGGTCGAGGCGGATAAACACATCTTGGGTAGCGCCTCTCCGCTATCAGGAGGTGTGTTTGACGATCAGTATGCGCGGTACGAGGCGGAGGCGCAGTCTGAGCAAGAGCGCTATGCCGCTCAACTAGAACGGCTCAAGCTGGCTCGAGAACTTCAGATTGAAACTCAACGCAGTTATGACGATCTAGAGGCCCAGGCAGCGCAGCAGCATGCGGATCGCATGGCCCAGATTGATCAAGCCAAGAACTCGGTGATGCTTGCTTCGGCAAGCAATGCCTTCGGCGCCCTGGCGGACATTATGCGCCAGTCCAAGGGTGAGCAGTCCGGAATATACAGGGCTATGTTTGCGGCATCGAAAGCATTTGCCGTGGCGGATGCCACTGTTAATGCCTGGTCGGCAATATCCAAAGCATGGAACTCTGCCCCTTTTCCGGCGAACTTGCCTGCGGTGGCGGCAACTACTCCAGCTGTGATGTCCGTTATCTCCTCCATACAAGGGGCGAACTACAGCGGCCGCCAATACGGTGGCGGCGTAGGTGCTGGCAAGATGTACCGCATTAATGAAACCGGCGCGCCTGAAGTGTTAAACGCGGCCAACGGCCAGCAGTTCCTGCTGCCGAATGCCCGCGGCGAGGTGGTGAGCAACAAGGACGCGGCGCGAGTTGCCGGGTCGGCGGTCAATGTTTCATTCACCGTGATCGAGGACCCGGAGCGGGGCGGCCAAGTTGAGCGATCCACAGTGGACAATGGCGATGAAAGCATCAGTTATTTCGTTGCGGATATTCGCGGCGGTGGCCGGGGATCGCGAGCCCTCGAGCAAACGTATGGCCTTCAACGGAGGGGAAGTTGATCACTACTGATATCGACTATCCGGATGGCCTTCCCAATCCTTTGCGCGAAGGACATACGCTTAGCCCGGTACAGCCATTCTTACGCACAGGAATGGCGTCTGGTCGAGCAAGGCAGCGGCGTTCGTTTTCCAGCGTACCTACTATGGGAACGTTCGACTTTATATTCAAGACCGACAACCATGCCGCCGCCTTCGAAGCGTGGTTTCGCGATTCGTTAAAAGACGGCGCTGAGTGGTTCAATGTCGAGCGTAGAACCCCGTTGGGAATGGTGAAGCTGGTGTGCCGCTTCACGAACATGTACTCAGGTCCGACCCTGATCGGTCGCAGTTCGTGGCATTTTTCCTGCCCGCTCGAAGTTTGGGAGCGCCCGCTCATGCCTCCAGACTGGGGGGAGTTCCCTTGGTTCTTGATCGACGCCAGTATATTTGATGTGGCAATGAACCGGGAGTGGCCTGAGACATGACAACACTGCTTAATATTGTCTATGCCAGCGCTCCTACTGGCGAATTAATCATACCCTCGCTTGAGATCCTGATTCCAGGAACAGATCCGATACGGGTTTGCAATGGCTTTGAAGATCAGTGGCTTGGCGTGGCTGGCCAGTATTTCTTGTTCGAGGCTACGCCGCTTGCGGTGGCGTTGCCGTCGAAGAACACGAGCGGTCAGCAAACGCTTTCTTTCGGAATCCCAGGCGTAAGTGGTCGAGCCGAACGTCAAGTCGACCATGCGCTTGAGACGGGCGCACAGGTGAAGCTGATTTACCGCGAGTATCTGGAAAGCGACAAATCAGCGCCGGCGCGCCGGCCGTATGTCATGACGATGGCGGGCGGGGTGTTCGAGGGTCCGGAGGTTTCGTTCGAGGCGTCCTACTATGACTTGCTCAATACGGCTTGGCCCCGAGAACGGTACACCGCGGAATCTGCGCCTGGAATCAAGTATCTATGATCGACAAATACCTAGCCACAGACTACGTTAAGCACGGCAGGCATTATCCGGAGTATGACTGCTATGGGATAGTTCGGGACGCGCGGGCTGAGATGTTCGGGCGAAGCGTGCTTCCTAGTTACCAGGAAATAGACCCAGCGGACAAGGGGAGGCTCACAGCGGCTGCATTTGATATCAGAGAACGTCATGAGTTTGCCGAGGTGCGGGCTCGGCCGGGCGCAATTGCGACGGCGTGGCGGGCGAAACTTTGCGTCCATGTTGGGTTGGTCGTCGAGGCAGACGCAAGGCTTTGGATTCTTGAAACTGACGAAGGAATAGGCCCGTCACTTACGCGCCTGAGTACCTTCGAGTCGCGTTATACGCGGGTCGTCTACTATGACAATTAGATTTTTCCCAAGCCTACTTCCAGGCGAGCCAATCGAATCCTACGAGTATGCCGGCACTATTGCCGGCTTTTTCTTGTCCGTGGGCATTGATTACACCGTCCGCGAACAGCAGCCGGTCACGTTAACCTTGAATGGCGTGACAGTGCCAGTTGATGAATGGCCTGATACTGTAGTCACGCATTCGGATGATGTCGAGGTTCGCCTGATTCCGCGTGGCGGTGTGTTCGAGGGTCTCGGCAATATATTGGGGAAAATCTTTAATGCGCTGTTTGGCTGGCTCATGCCGAGCGCGGGCGGCGACAGGAATGATCCTGGGCAGGGACGGAAGCTTGAAACCGCGACTGCAAAGGCGAACCAAGCAAAGCTTGGCGAGGTTGTCCCGGAACTTGCCGGAAGATTTCGTCGATACCCCGATTACCTCACGCCTCCACGCCGTCATTTTGTTGATCTACGCGAGCAATGGCTAGAGTTTCACGCGTGTGTCGGCCCCGGTCGCTATGAAATACTTCCGGAGAATGTGAAGGTGGGGGATACGCCTTTCTCTTCGCTTGGAGATGATGGACATTACGAGATTTTTGACCCTGGTATGGACCTGTCCAGCACATCAACTCATGAACACTGGTATACGGTTTCTGAAGTCGGCGGCACTTCCTCCGGGACAGCTGGACTTGTGTTGTCGACAGAGATAGCAAATCGAATCAATGAGCAGCCGTCGAGCTATACATTCGATGGAGTGAGCATTTCACGCTCGGAAGGCCTGTATCCCCCAGCGTGGGGTGGTGGCACACAGGTTTTCATCCAATACGAGCGACCTTATACGATAACAAGGGTATTCGTGCCTCCATCGAGCCCGGAAGAGCAGGGCTATTACATCAGCGATATTAACGGCTATTTCGGACACGTCGCGCCGATCTTGAACCAATCTATCTGGCTGGGCGAAATTGAGTCCGAAGTTGAGTACAGAGTTGACTCGATTGTGCCAGGCGTGGATGGAATGGCGACGATCCGGTTGTGGGATGATGGCGAGATGGGAGGGCCGGTTGATCTTCCTCCGGGGCCCGAAGTCCCGCTTGTGTTCGGCGCGAACATCCGATGGACAATTTCTACTTATTCCGAAGAGGAGATGTCTGTATCCGGTCCAGGATCATTTGAATCAGTAACACTTTCAGGTGCGCTTGTCGTGTTCGCCGGCGGTACAGTTTATGGAGAATGGACCAGCGAGTTTTTTGCAACGCCAGGAAACGAAGTAACCGATACCGCTGAGGCGGATTTCTTCTTCCCTGCAGGGTTGGCGTTTATTGACGGCGAAGGAAACATACAGTCTCGATCCGTCGGAATTGAACTTCAGTATAGAGATGTGACCACTTCCGGGCCGCGGGTTACGCTCGCTCGATCGTACACACAGGCAACGCTTGACCAGATCGGTATGACCGAACGGGTTACCTTTACGGCAATTCGACCAGCGTTTCGCGCTCGTCGCGTAGGCGCAGAGGGAACATCGACCCAGGTACAGGACACCATCCACTGGTACGGACTTAAATCTCGGCTACCCACTCGCACCAGCTATCCCAGATGGACCACGATGTCCATCAAGTTGCGCTCGGGTGGGCGTATCGCGGCGCAGTCCGAAAACCAGATTAATGTGGTGGCAACACGAATCCTTCCGACGCTTCAGTCGGATGGATCGTGGGGATCAGAACAGGTCACGCGGGATATTTCCGCTTTTGCGCGATACATTGCACAGACCATCGGGTATACGGATAGCGATCTCGATATTGATGAGTTTCGCAGGCTCCATTCCGTTTGGGCTTCACGTGGCGAGACGCTGGACTATGTCTTTGACCTGACAACAGTCAAGGAGGCCATGAATGTGGCTTTCAAGGCGGGGATGGCTGAATTGACTGTGGCCGATGGCCAGATCCGTCCTGTGCGAGACGATGTGAGAACGCAGTTTGAGCATTCATACTCGCCGCAGAACATGACAGGCCCATTGCGTCGGACGTTCAAGACCCCAAAGCATGACGATCCAGACGGTGTGGAGGTTGAGTATATCGACGGCGAAACATGGACAAAACAGACGGTTCGTTGTTTCTTGCCTGGGGATCAGGGCTTTAAGCTGGAGAAGGTCACTATAAATGGGGTAACCGATAGAGTCAGGGCTTGGCGGATCGGAATGCGTAGGCGCCGTCAACTCCGATACAGAGTCTGGGACTATGCGTTCGGCACAGAGATGGATGCCCTCAATAGCGAGTATCTTTCCTACGTGCCGCTATTTGATGACATTCCAGGATATGGGCAGTCGGCCATCCTGGAGCGGATCGAGCCGATATCTGGCGCAGCGCTGCTGCATGTCAGTGAGCCGCTACGGTGGGAGTCGGGCGTGCCGCATCTGGTTGCCTATCGGCGGCCAGACGGCACAATTTCACCGCTTTACTCGGCGTCCCCAGGCGTCGACGATTGCAGTCTCATCGCGAACATTCCGCAGCCGTGGCCATCGATCAGCCTTAAGCAAGAGCCGCCGCATGTCTACTTTGGTCCGGCGGAAAGGATGA